TGATCACGCTCTCGACAACCTCTCCGACTTGGTTGCCAGCGTGCATCGCCTTTGCGACTCGTGCGTCTGAGACGAATTTGTGCGCAGCCTTGCGCAGTTCGTCGATGGAAATGATATCGCCTTGATAATCCGTCACGGCCTTTCCGTCCACGGTGGCGACGCTTGCCCAACCGGCGACAGTTTTTCCGCTGATGTCGGCCTTTTCAAAAGTGATGGCAATGCTGAAGTCCATGAGGGTTCTCCTTGGGTTGGTTTCAAAAGTGTAAAAGGGCGCTCCACGAGCCAAACGGGTATCGCAGCGCGACAGCTTGCAAGTGGCGCGTGATGCACCCGGGCCAGACAAATGAGCGCATCAGGAGCCGTAGCCCCGTGCGCTGAATGTCGTGGTTGTGATAGCCGCCGAGGGTTGGCGGCTTCTAGGCCATGTTGGCGCTAGTTGTGACGATCACTCGTCTTCGGTCGGATATGGGATGCCGGTCAGCGCGTGCGCGTGCGCTTCGATGATGCCGTCAAGCCTCCAGCCTTCCTCTTCCGCGTCCTGTTTGTTCAGTGCCATGCTGTCCACCTCTTGGTAGACGGCAGAGAGCATCGAAACGAGGAGAGAAAACACGGCCTCGTCGTCCTTGCACTCCAAGTCGTACGAGTCGATCAGGAACTGACCAAGCTGCTCCGGGCTATTCCACGGCTGGACAAAGAAGGCCACCGATCGCGGGCCACGGCCCATGAGCAGTTCAGCAAGATCAAGGCAAGCTGCAACGTCTTCTTGCTGCGCTTCTGCTGGCTCCATCTTCCCCTCAAGGTACATACCTCGGCGGGCAAGCGCGTCGGCAACCAAGTTGCGCAGCAGGTCAGACGCCGTTTGCAGCGATGCCAAGATCGGCTTTGAGCCAGCGTCGCCGACTTGCGAAACAAAGCCGCTGCCGATGAGATCGTCGTGGTCTTGAGTTGTCATGGTTTGCCCTTCAGTGTGCCTTTGACGGTCGGCAAGATTACCGCTTCAATGATCGTTTTTCCGCTGGATTCGTACACACGGTTGATAGCATACCGTGCGTTTTCGGCCATGACCAGTTCGAGTTCCCCCTTGTGCGCGGAGAGCTTGTCATCCACCCAGATCGCCTTTGCGCCCGCCGCCGCGACAAGACGCATCTCCACGTTCTTGCCTTCGCCGTAGCCACCCTTTTGCTTGATGGACTCAAACTGCGGCGACTGAATGACGTCACCGGGCTGGAGTGCTTGGATTTGCTTCAACGCGCCGCCGCTGATGCTGATAGACCGGGCGTACTGGCTTCCCTCTGGAAGTTCCAGCGACGCCTTGTGAATCGCCTCCGAGACGGCTTGAATCGTTGAGTTGATCTCGCCCTTGTTGCGCATCTGGTCGTTCGCACCGAAGGCCCAATTGGTCGTGTACTTGCGCACGTTGTCCTTGGTCTTTTGGTCGAGCGTTTCGATGTGCTTGTTGTGCTGATCTTTGATCGACTGCGGAACCTTGCCTGTCCACGTCCCAGCCCCGGCGAACGCCTGCTTCACTGTTCCCGCATCCGTCTTGCCAAGCATGACGAACGAAGCCGCCTTGTGGTGGGCCGACACGTTGTAAGCGTCGGTGACGGGCACCGGCTTGAAATGCTCGGCGTGCGCAGCGAGGCTCTTGTAAGGCGTCTTTCCGATCGTGATCGGTGGGACGTTCTTGCTCATGCCTGTCTTGGGGCGCGGCGGGAAAAGCTGCACCTCCAGTTCCTGCACCAAGTCCTGCTTGAACTCGGTCAGCTTCTGGCTCAATTGGCTGAACTTGTCGTAGGACTTCAGGTTTGCAAGGTCGCCGTTGCGGGCGAATTGCAACAGCACCTCTGCGTGGTGCTCGTTCTCCTTTTTGACCTCGACTTTGGAGGTGATGAACTCCGGCTTGGACGGCAGCTTGGCGGCGTCGATCTTGACAGCGGTGGTACCGGGCGCTTGTGGTGGCTTTGGGATGGCCTTGCCTTGCGACACCAACAGGTCTGCCGCGTCGGCTGGCTTCATGCCGCCAAACAATGCGGGGTGGGTGTTGGCCTTTTGGCCTGCCGTAACCTTCTCGGCGATGCCGAGCGATGCCAGCGTGTCGTTGACGATCTTGGCCTGCTTGACGCCATAGGTGTTCGTCGCAAACGACATTCCAAGCAGCGCCTTGACGTCACCGGATTGGGCCGACGCCTTGATCTGGTCGATCTTCTTGTTGTGACTTGCCGCGTTCGTGTTCGACGTTGGCAGCTTCTGCTTGTCGAAGTCTGGCATCGCGGGGCCAGCGGCGACGTTTTTGCCGGGTTGCGGGACGTTGACGGCCTTGAGCGAGTCGTCGCCCATCTTGTCCACCAGCGTTGCAGTCTGCTTGGCCTTGAGGTCGTCCATCAGGCCACCGATGTGCGCGGTTAGCAGTCCAGAGTTGTGCGTGCTCTCGTTGCTTGCGGCGTGGAACATCCCCTCCAGCATGGTCAGGTTGCCAGACGCCCAACTGTTCGTTGCCTTGTCGGCGAGGAACTCGAACTTGGCCTTTGCACCGGGGACGCTTTCGACAAACGCTGGCAGGTCGGCGAGCTTCTTTTTGGGTGCAGTCGTTGCCTGAACGCTGGCCTGCGTCGTAGGCGCGACCTGCGCTGGCTCCGCAGCCGTCTTGGCCGCGACAAGGCTGTTGAAGTAGCTGTCAAACTTTTTCCCGTCCGCGCTGCTTGGCGGGTTTTTGAGGGTGATTTTCCCGGCACCGGTTGTGAAAACGATGTTGCCGCCAGCGATCTGCTTTGTGGCGATCAGAGCGTCGACCGGCATGTTGGCTATTTCTTTTGAAACTTCCTTGTACTTCGCTTGGTGAATGCCAGCGTACGTAGGCACGCTTGGAAGATTGCCGCCGCGCCCACCCGATACAGAAGCCGGTGTTTGTGAAACGGTTGGGGCCGGTTGCGCAACAGCAGCGGGCTTTTGCGAAACAGGAGCACCCATCGCTCCGTGCAACAACGCAATCTGGTCTGGCGCGTCTTGCTTTGTTTGGTAGGAGTAGCCGCCCTTGGTTTTTTGAGCCATCAGCTTTGCAGCCGCAACAGACGCCTCCCCGGTGCTGCCGAACTGCTTGGTCGTCGTTGAACCTGCGGTACCGATCTTCCCGTAGTGCGTCACCAACGTATTGCCGCTGACCGAAACGGCCCAGAACTTGTTGTGGCCGTCGCTTGTGTTGTGGAAAACGCTCTGCGTCACCTTCTGGGTGATTTGGGCCTGTGCGGCCACAGGCGCTGCCGCTTTGGGGGTTGCCGCAGGAGCGACCGAAACGGGCGCTGTGGCGGCAACCGTTGGCGCTGGCTCGGCCTTTACCTTCTCACCGGTCTGCATCTCCAGAACCCGTTGGGCCAAGTCCTGCTTGCGGTTGATCAGTTTGAGCGCCAGCGCCTTTTTCTCTGCGTCGTTGCCGCCGCCGTAGGTCATCACCATCTTGGTGATCGAGTCGTCGCTGATCGCCGCGACCTTCTTTGCACTTTCGGCAATCTGGGAGCTGGTCATTGACCCGTACACGGCAGCAGCCTGCGGGTTCTTTTGGGCGTCGCGCATCGACTTTAGTTCGAGCACGGAGTTGGTGAAGTCGGTTTTCAGCTTGCCTTGGGCGCGGTACTCCAGCGCACCGCCCGGGTCGATGTTGACGGCCTTGCCATCCACGCCGATCTTCGTGTTGTCGTAGGACATGCCAATCGCGTCGTAGTTGGCAAGCCACGCGTGGACGGCGAAGTCGGCTTGCGCAGCACTGAGGTGACCGGGGGTGTTCAACCCAAGCGACTGGAGGTTGTCCATCATCTTGGACGCGACGCCAATGCCACCGCCGTGCTTGCCTTCGAGATCGACCAGCTTCATTTCGGGCACGCCGATGCCTGCCGCTGCCATCAGCTTGGACGCCAGCACTTCGTTGTGGCTTTGCTTGGTCGCGCCGCCCGCGTTGCTGCCCTTGACCAGCCAGCGCACGCCGTTCTCGTCGGTGTAGATCGCCCCGGGGTTGGAGCCACCGGGCTTTGCGCCTGTCTGCTTCCATGCGGACAACTTGGCAGGGCCAGCGAGTTTGTCAGCGCTTGCGACAGCCTTGCCCTTCGACTCGTAGTCCTTGATCAACTGGTTGCCGTACTGCACAGAGCCTGCTGCCCACTTGGTCTGGGAGTTGGGCGTGATGCCAGACGCTTTGACCTGATCGAACTTGTTGAGCTTCTCGGCGTTGGCGCTGACGTACGCCTGCACTTTTGCGATGTCGCCTGCCTGCGCTGCTGCGTGCAGCGTCGCGGCCTTCTTGTCGTAGGCGGGATTGGCTGCACTGCCGAGCTTGGGCGGCAAGGTGAGGCCGTCAGCCCCCATTGCCTTCCACTGCCCGCCAACGGGCGTGCCTTCTGGCCAGCGTTCCTGCTTTTGCCACGCGCCGCCTTTTGCCGGAGCCGGAGCGGCCTTGCGCAAGGTGCTCAGTTCGTAGGACAGGGCGTTGAGGATGTCCTTGTCGTGCGGCTTGTTGAGAAGCTGAAGCGCCTCCTTCATGGGTGCAAGACGCATGGCCTGCGACTCCCAACCCATGTCCTTTGGCGTGCCGCCGACGCGGCGTGCAACAAAGAAGCGGGCCTTCGATGTGTCGCGCTCGTAATCGCCGAGGACGCCGACGATCTTGACCTTCAGCCCGGTCTCCTCGTACGCCTCCTTGATGGCGTTTTGCTGCAAGGAAAGACCGTCCTCTGCCGTGCCCTTGGGGAAGGTGTGGACGTAGCCACCGAAACTGTTTGTTGGGCGCGTCAGCCAGACACGGCCATCAGGCTCGACGACCATCACGCCAGCGCCCGTTTTCTTGGTTGGGTGCGGCTGGAAAGGCAGCGCGTCAAGGTCAGGGTTGGTGCCGTCCACCTTGGCCCACCCGGCTTTGTCAGTCGGGGCTTTCCACGACGACATCTTCACGCCGTTGAGCTTTTCTGGTGTGGCACTGCCGGGGGTGAAAGTGGCCGTCTTGTTTTTGTCCGTCCACGTTTGCGGGCTGCTGGCGCGGCTCGGGTAATTAATCGTCACCGGCTTGCCGTCCTCGCCCATTTGCTGGTGCGGCTTGGCACCCTTGGGTGGCGTTACCGGCACGAGAGAGTTGGCCCCCCACGAGCCAAACGCGGGGGCGTAGCCTTTTGGCCCGATGCCAAGCTGCGGAGCTTGCAGGGTGCCGCTTGCGCCGCCCGTGGAGCCTTTTGGGGCGAACTGGCCCCCTTTCCCGCCTTGGGTACCGGCAGGCCAGCGGTTGGCGAGCGCCTTGATGATCTCAAGACGCGCACGCAGAAGGTCAAAAGACAAGTTTGATGCCACGGTCACTTCTCCTTTGTTGCCTTTGGATGGCCAGACGGCAGCAGGCCGTTGTCTTGCACATAAGCCTTGTTGTCGGGCCGACCGGTGCGCAGCAGCTTCAGGTATGCGTTGACCCGGGCCAGCGCGTAAGCGCCAGAGGTCGCACTGGTGGTCTTGTCAGCCTGATGGGCAGCAGCGCCGCGCTCGTAGACCTGCCGAAGCACGTCGAAGGTCGTCTTGCGGGTGTCGTCCTTTGCCGCTGCGTTGGCTTCTTCAACCTTCTGCTTCAGCGCATTGACGATCGGCTCGGACAGCTTCTTGACCGGCTCGGCTTTTTTCTTGGGCTTGGGCTTGCTGCCCATTGGCGCGGGGACATGCACCGCACTTGCGGTCGGCCCCACCGCATTTGCGGCAGGCATGGCATCCTTGCGCACCCGGTTTGCGATTCCCTCGGCCCATGCTTTGCCAGCGTTGCCGCCCCACAAGTACCAAGCAATCGTTCCTGCGGTCGGCCCGCCGTCGGACTCTTTTTCGTCGGGCCTGTAGTTCTTGGCGTGGCGAGAGAAAAACGCGTGCATCCGCTTGACGGTTTCAAGGCTGATCGCGTCGCCGTTCTTGAGGTTGACGGCACGCTGCACGCCGGAGCCGATGCCTTGATCACTTGCCTGACTGTTCGACAATCCTCCACGCTTCCACTGTGCGCGAAGTTCCAAACCACGATTTGCAGCGGAGCGCACGCCGTCTGGAGGAGTGAATGTCTCACCCTTTGACACACGATCGCTGGCTATGCCAATGCGGCTTGATAGACTTGCGATTCGTTTCTGCAACTCGACGAGTTGATTTTCCATCACTGCTCCTGTGAATAAACCGTTCCGTGACCTGTCGGCCATCGACATTTACAAAGAATTGATCGCCACGTGCGATCGTCTTGACGCGCTTGCGGAACGCGCCATGTCACCTGCAACAGAAACAGCCTTGCGGACTGCGTCGCGGGTGATTCGCCGACTCTCGTCGGCTCTCTACAAAGCCAGCTTTTAGACGCCGCGATGGCGTCGGGCATCACTTGACCGTGAGAGCCTTCAATCGTCCTTGCAGACGCGAGGCCAGATCGCCCAGTGCCTTGGCACGCTCTTCGTGGTGTTTCCACGGAGAACTATTGCCCGGGTAGGGGATTTTCAGCGCGGCAGCGTAGGACGCCTTGTGGGCATTCATGCCATCGGTCACGACAGTGATCGCCGCCTTGACCTGCTTGGCATCCTTGCTTTCAAGCGCCGGGTTGCCAACGTCAAGTGCTTTTTGCCCCTTCTCGCTCGACAGCTTTGCGGCGCTGCGGTAAGCCTCGACCATCTTGGGACGGCTTGCAAGCGCAGCGGCCTCGTCGTCCTTGGGATTGGCAGCGCGTGCCGGGGCTGCGCCGCCTTTCTTCTTGCCCTCGTTAGGGATGCCGTCGCCATCGCCGTCACCGGGGATGCGCGGGCCTTTGCGACCGAGAGCCTTCTCAAGTTTGACGTTGAGGATGTTGAGTCGGGTTTTGAGTGGGGTGGTCATCGTCTGCTCCTTAAAGTTGTTCAGGCTCCCACTGACGGATGAAAACCGTGCAGCGGCAATTGGGGTGGACTGGCGGCAGTGTCACCGGGCCTTTTGGTGTTGCAAAAGGCTGGTCGAGTTTGACGCCACGCTTGGGGTTCATTTTCGGGATTGGGCTGCACCACTCGCATAGTCGCTCGTCCTTCGCCACCACCCACTGGCGTCGCACAAGCGACTCTTGGACGACCTGATCTTCGATCGCCTGCCGCCATGCGTCTTGGACACCCATGTTGGTGGTGCGCAGTGCCTCGGTGCGGGCAATCGTGCGCGACCGATAGGCGAGGTACTTGCGCTGGTAGGCGGCGACCATCTTGTCGATCTGCTCCGGCGACAGCGGCTTGCCTGTTTCAACGGCTCGGGAAAGTTGCCCGTCGTATCGAAAGTCGCGCAAGCGACGTGCGTTCACGCCGTCCGAGTTCAGCCCGTCCTCGTCGAGGATGGTCACCTGCGTGCCGTTGACGCTGTTGACCTTGCGGCCCAAGCCAAAGCTGCCAGCCGTGCGCTTGAGGTGGAACGTTTCGAGTTCCTTGCGGTAATTCATCACCGCCTTGGCCTGTCGCTCGGTCAGGCCGACGATGCCCTTGATCTGGCGGGCGACGTCCTTGGGGTTCTTGCCGTCCGTCATGCCGCTGACCAGCACCGAACGGACTGCTTCCTTGGTGGAGTCGCTGATCTCGCGAATCAGCCCGAGGTTGTAGGTTTGCAGCCAAGTGATGAGCCGGGGGTTGAGTTGGTCGAAGGCAAACGCGGCCCCTGTGAGCCGAATGGTGGCGGCTGTTGCGGCCCCGGAGGCGTACAGCCC